TTCGGTCATCCTGCGGACTCCAATGCGGAGCGCCCAGCCGGCGTAGTCTCAGGGTTGGGCGTCATTTTTCCCCCATGACTCTCAGGAAGGTTGCATCCAGCGACATAACGGTCCGGAGCTCCCAATTGTGCAACGAGACGTTGCGCAATTGGGCCCAGGCAAGGATCTCCGCGTTCGGGATGGCGCCAAGGCCCGCCGGCGAGCTCGTGCGCCCGCGGTTCATTTCCCAAAACCAGCGCCACAGATAGTTCAGCGGCTCGGGCGGCTCACAGGGCGGCCGCGCCTCCGGCGGCTCGCGGCCGGTCTGGCGCTTGATCGAGTCGTAAGCGTCCTGGTTCGTGCCGCTACCGTCCGGCAGCGGCTTCATCAGCCGGAACTGGTGCTCGGCCCACCAGACGAGGCGGGCAACTCGCTGGCCAAAAAATTTGCGTCGCTCAGGATGAAACGCTCGGCTTGGGTGTGCAGCCAATCGTGCCCCAGGTCGCCCCACAGCGCCGCGATCTCCTCGGGCGTGCCGGTGAGAGGCGTGCCGCCGGAGGACAGGTTCTCCAGGCCCGCGGTGCAGGCAATGAGATACTCGATCCGTTCCTGCGCGAGCTCCTCGGCGGTCGCCGCCACGCCGACGGTGCGGCGCGTGGCGGCGCGCTCCTGCAGCTCGCGCTCCTTCTCGCGGAACTGCGACCCGTTCCGGCCCCGCAGAATGATGGCGGCCTCGCGGCCGTCCTTGTCCTTCAGGGGAACGGTGGTGCCAGGACGGCAGATGACCATTCGCACGCCTTGGGTGGCGCGGCGGCTCGTGTTGAAACCGGAAATGTCTAGCACGGGTTGGCCTCTCTGAGCTGAGCGATGTTGCGGGCTGCACGGCGGCGGCGCTTGTCGATCGCGCGCTGGATGTGGAACCGGTCCGATTCCGTGTAGGCGTCGCCGAGCTCGGCGTGGACGGTCTTGGCGCGCGGTGACGGCCGGTGCCTGCGATAGCCTTCGCCTGTTATTCGCTGGGCGCGGAGCGCCGCGATCAGCGCGGCCGACGGCAAGGAAAAGAACGGCCTCGAGAGGTGCGGCGCGTAAAGGCCTAGGGCCAGGTCTGACCTGTTTTTCATCGGATACTCCCCCCATGCGTGTGGCCGCACGCTATGGCGGAAGCCCGGGGCGGGTCAACAGCCAATCACAACGCTCTGTGAGTTATGCCCCGCTGTCGTAGATGCAGACGGTGCTGTCGGGCGCGTATGGCACCGTGACGTTCTCCAGAGCCTGGAAGGTATAGGACCTGGTGATCGCCGTCGGGCTGTCCTGCTTGGTCGCGGCGCCGAGCTTGACCCGCGGCAGCCAGATCGTGATGAAGCCGGCGGTGGGCGAGTTCGCCGTCGCCAGGATAAAGCTCAGCGACACCTCGTTTTCCGCCAGGAAGTCGGTCGTCATCGTGTCGGTCGTCAGAAGCGTCTGGAACGAGCCCGTGCAGCTGATGTTGCCCAGGAAAATGTAGGGGCTGAGCTGCTCGCCGATGACGGGATCGTTCTGCGCCGCCGCCGAAATCGAGATCGACGCGCTGACCATGTAGGCGATCTGCGTGCTGGCGTACTGGATGCTGCCGCCGAGCATCATCATGCTCGGCGCCGTCGTGGGTACCGCGGCGCCGGTGAAGAACTGCGACGTGCTCTCGGTCATGTTCTGACCGAGGAATGTCATATTCATGCTGCACCAGCCGCGGGCCGGCAGCTGGATCTGCATCTGGGTCGGCATGCAGCCGAGAAAGAGGTCGCTGATCCCGACGTCGGATTGGTATTCCTCGATCGTAAAGGACGGGAAAAGCAGGCTGCCGGCCGCCGGGGTGATGAGCCGCTTGGCCGCGCCCACGATCTTGCCGGTGACACCGCCGCCCGCGAACAGCACGGGCGACGGATTTCCCAGGCCCCAGAAGGTCAGCAGCGACTTGCCGCCGTTCTGGTTCCCTTGCACCTGCCACGGGATCGAGTTGTCGGGCGCCTGGGTGCCGGTCAGGGTCGACAGCATCAGCATGTCGCCGTTCTCGTAGCCGATGCCCCCGGTTTCGGGGCCCAGCACGGTGGCGGCGGAGCCGACGATGAAGGTGTATGGCGGCAGCGCGCCGCCGTTGGAATTCATCAGCAGGTCGGTCAGCGTGCCCGTGCTCGGAAGGGCAGTGAAGGTGCCCCGCAACAGGGCCGCCATGAACAGCGAATAGGTGCCCGGGCTGAGCTGGGCGTTGAGCGTCCCGGAAACCGCGCGCGGTCCCTGGCGGCTGTCGCGGATCTGCTGGGAGGGAATGATTTCGGCCGACGGGATCAGGCTCGTGTTCAGCGCGAAATTGCTGGTCACGCGGCGCAGCTGCTGTCCGGCCGCAGTGCTCGCGACACCGAATGTCGTTTCGGTCCCGAAGGCCACGACCTTGTTTACACCACGGCCGTAAGTATTCACCGTCGTCATCTGCGCGTGCTCCTCACGGGTCCGTCCCCATCCACTCGATCAGCACCGGCACCGAGATCCAGTCGCCGTTTGTCATGGGCGGCTGCGCGTGGCTGATCATCACAGACACGGTGTGGTTGGTCCCCGTGTCGAGCGCGGTGAAGGTGATGGCGCGGCCGCGCGGGAACGCGGCCGAGACAACATCTCCCATCCGCATGCAGACGTTGCGCCCCGAGCCCTGCGGGCAGGAGACGAGCACCTGGTAGGTCCCGCTGAACTGGATAACCGCGTCGGCGCCGAACCCGAGCGGCGTCCGCGAGAGCGCCGGCATGGTGGCCCGGCTGTAAGGTGCTTGCTGGCCTGGATCGACGATCTGGTCGGCGGTGTATTTGTTGCCGATCCCCGCGAGATCGAGGAACGCGGCATCGAACGCCGCCCAGACGTCCGCCTCCGTCATATCGTCGAGCCTCCGAGGACGCGGGCGGCGGCCTGGGCCGCGATCTGCGGCAATTCATTGACCGTCTGGGTCAGCATCCCGCGCCCTTTTTCGTTGTAGTGGCGCCCAAGCGAGTCGGTGCCGACGAAGCCGAACTCGACCCTGCGCGCGTACACCGCCGGGTTTACGATAAGGCACCCGTCGCCGTAATGCAGGTCGCCGATGCCCCCGTCGCCGCCGGTGACGCCGGCGGCACTCTGGGCGGTGACCACGGTCCAGCTGGCGCGCAGATAGCCCGTGCGCACGGGGGTGCGCTCTTTGACGCGCGCGAGGAAGTCGGTGACGATCGCGCGGTAGATTTTGTCGCTGACATCGGGCGCCTGGTCCTCGCAGAAGCGGCGGACGGTGACCGAGAAAGGATCGATCGAAACGCCGAGCTGCGAGGTGTCGCTCACCGGCAGCGCAGGGTGTATTTGACCACCACGCCCTGATAGTAGACCGGATCGGACGCGATGACGGTCCTTACGTCGTTGCCGACGATGACTTTCTGGCCGAAGGTGGGCTGCACCTGTTTGTAGGCCGGCACGACGATGCGCATGTCGCGCTTGACCTGCAGGGTGCCGTCGATCACCTCGGCGGCGTAATAGCTTATCGTCGCCCATGCCGGCTTATCGTTGAACCAGCGCGCCGTGACCGGCGTGCCGCCGGCGATCGCCGCCAGGATCGGGCCGCCAAACGTGATGCCCGTCCACACGTTGGCGACAGCTTGCACGCTGTTTGTCACCACCACGCGCTGGCCCGGCAGCACAAGCAGGTCGCCCGGGATGATGGTGCCGTCGGCGGTATCGGCTGCCAAATCCAGCACCGTGGCGCCGGCGGCGAGCGCGCCCTGCAACACCAGGCCGGGGCTGAAGTTGGGCGGCGCTGGAGGCTTGCCCGTGATGAGCCGGAGCCGAATTTGGGTGCCCTGTGCCTTGATCGCCGCCGCGACCTCGCGCGCGAGCATGGTCATTACATTTTCAGCCTGAACGGGCGCAACAGGGTCGCAGCACTCACCGGGATTGTGCCAGGGCCGGAGGTCGCCCACTGCTTTTGCGCCACCCCCACGATCATCTGCTGGACTGTGTTGTGGTCGACCTCCGCGGCGGCCAGGTGCGCGAGCACGGTGTAGCGCGTGGCTGTAATGATGGTGGCGGGGAGCGGGGAGTAGCCGCGCGTCCAGTTCACCTGGACGTTATTTGTGTCGGACGGGAAGGCGTAGGCGATCCATGCCATGCCCTCGTTTTGATCGAACCAGGAGCCCACGAGCGAAATCGGCTGCGGCGCGGCCGGGTCGCAGGTGCGCAGGAGATTGACCGAATTGATCGAGACGATCTTCTTGCCGGGCAGCAGCAGCTGCCCGCTCGGATTGCCGTCGACGACGACCGTCTCGGTAATTTGGCACGGGTTCCAGCCGAGATAGTCCACGACGGCCTGATTGGCGCCATCGACCGCGCCCGTGACCTGGTCGAGGATCTCGTCGCCCGCCAGGTTGAGCCACGCCTGGGTCTGCGCCAGGGTGATGATGACCGGCGGCGTGTAGTTGTTGACGAGGGTGGTCATTTACGCAGGCGGCGTTTCGCTGCCCGCGTCCTCGGCGGCTTTCTCGGCGGCTTTCTCGGATGCTTCCTTGTGCGCATCGTCGAGCATCTTGACGAGGTTCTTCAGCGAAGTGCGGGCATCCACGACGATGCCCAGATCCTTCAACTGCGCGACGAGGTCGCTTTTTTGGCGCGCGATGTGTTGGGTGACCGGCTCCATCACGGTCGCCGTATCGGCCGCCTGGATATGCTCGTCGGTCGCGAGCACGGCCTCGGGGACGGCTTGCAGGAACTGGTCGACGGCGATTCCTGGCGCGTCCTGCGTGTCCACGAAGCCGTCGACGACCTCGAAAACGTGGCGCGAGGCGGTGGTGACGTGGCTGACCGAACTCGGGACTTTGTAGATTGGCATCGTGGCTGCTCCGGGCTGGCCCGGACCAGGACCGGGTCAGCCGGGGCTACGCCGCGTTGGTCCCCGCGTCAGGGCTAGGGCACCGACCGCGCCAGCACGCAATTCAATGGCAGATTATGTTCCCTGTGGAGCGGGGTAGGGGATTTGAACCCCTGTAGACGGCTTGGAAAGCCGCAGCCTGACCGCTCGACCAACCCCGCTTGCGACTCATAGCGCGATGTGACTGTTTGTCCAGGCGCCAGAGTGGCGCCGGAGAGCATCAGCAATGACAGCATTCACACAAGGGCGCGGCGCCACGCGGTCCGCGCCGACCCACGACACCGCCATGCGTTTTGCCAAACATGTCGGCTCGTACACCGGAGATCCCGGGATCCCGAAAAGCGAGGTCGCAACGCTGCGCCCCGACCCCGACTCGCTGACGTCAGAGCTCATGCCCAACTCCTTTCAGGACCTGGCCCTTCGGATGGAAATCCTGAACAACCGGTTCCTCACGCATCTGGCGCGGATGTTCGGGTTACCGCTCGAAGGAGGCTGCGGCAACGAGCCGGCGCCGCAGGCGGACATGAACTCGGCCTACCGTAACATCGACCGCGAGCTGCAGCGCTACGAAGGGCTGCTGACGCACCTCGAATAAACAGAAACGGAGTTATACGCTTTTGGACTTTGAGTAAGCTATTTTCAAGCAATATCAACTTGTTGTGTCGGGTTTGGTAAAACCAGAAATCCTTGCGTCTGCGGCGTATGTGCTCTATGGAGTGCGGGACGCGATGGCGGAACGGCAACGAACCGGCTGCCTTCGGAGGGCCAAGCATCACCGGGCGTGCCCGTTGGTCAGTCGAAGGCGCAGCAGGCTTAGCCTGAGTTGGGGTGGCGCCCCAATTGGAGACGCGAGTATTCCAAACAAAGCCCCGCCCTTGTGGCGGGGCTTTGACCGTCTGGCGCCGTCAAGTCCAAAAGCGTATAAGTCCGAACAGAAACAAAAACGGCGAGGCCGGGGAAAGACCTCGCCGTTTCACCCGGCCGGCTAATTCCGGCCCGGCACCAGTTCGTCCCGGGGCATCAGGGCGACTGGGTAATGCCCGGCGTGATGTTGCTGATTACGCCGATCGAGATCGGGAAGTAATGTTGCAGCACCTCATCCGAATACAAACCGTATTCAAACTTGCGGGTTCGTTGCGGCCAGTCGTACGAATAGTAATCCTGGCGACACAATATTCTTTGCAGCTCGGAGACGTTATTCATCGCATACGGCAGCTCGTCCGGCACGAAAAGAATCGTTCCGGGCGGGCAGTAAGGGTGAATTTCGAGCGGGATTTCGGTCGGCCCCGTTCCGTTGGCGAACATGTTCAAGTAGCCCTTCGGCAGGCTGCCGCCGGTCAGCTTGTCCTGTGTC